ACACTGTGCCACAATTTCTTTAGGAATACCAACATCTTCGTTTGGTATTTTTACATAACCATTACCCATACATCTAGGACAGATCATATTATTTTTTGCCATTTTTTTTAATACAATTGTCCTTAGCTACATTTACTGTTCCATCTTTTTCCATAATCCAAACATAAGACCATTCTCTATTATCTGGAGTACAAGCCTTACCAAAGTGTAAGGTGTATTTTGTACAGGAGGTCATCATTAGTGCTATAAATATTATTATTATTATTTTCATTTTTTTTCTCCTTTATAAAATAACTTTAAAAATTCAGTGTATGCTTTACCACCACTATAATCCTCTTCAGCCTTCTTAATAAACTGCTCTGTATTAGATGAGTTTAGTAATTCATTGGGCATAGGGACATCTGCATTTCTATATTCTTCTTCTATTGTCATAGGTTTTAGCTTCTTTTCTTTATTCATTTGGCTCAAACTTTTTTGTTTCATTTATTCCTTTCAGTTTATCATAGGCGTGTTTTTTTATATCTTTTTTTGTTTTCATAATGGTTAATGCGTCAACACCATTATAAGCTTTTACTGCAGGACTCTGTGATACTGCAGCACCACCTATACTTCCTAACAACAATACTTCACTGCAACTTGTCAGCATCAATACCACTGTAGTCAAAGTTAGAACCATCATTAGGTTTGTCAACTTCATCTATTTCTCCTTGTGAGTCACACATCGTACATTGTGCTATTACTTGTTCATTAAATCCTACTGCTTTGTTGGGTATTTTTATATACCCATTACCAAAACACCTAGGACAGATTATTTTTTTTGTCATCTTTCTTTTCTTGTTTTTCTTCTGGTAGCGCTGCTAACATATTAACTAATGCTGCACATTCTCCATAAGGTCTATTCCAGAAATATTGTAAAAGTTGTTTTCTTTGTTCTGTTGTCATTTTAAACATTATTTATCACCTTTCATTTTTCCGTTTAGTTTCTTTACTTCCATATTGGTAAGTATCTCGATTGTTTTACTAATAGATAATGTCGCCCCATCAACTTTAACTTTTGATATCTTAATCAAATTGTTATAAACTTGGTGTGGTAACGAAACATTTCTATATTTAGTTATATCAGTCATTTCTTTCCTTTTGTTAAGATGCTAATATAGTTTGTTTAATAGGATTGTCAATGATAAAGTTTATGTTAATTTTAAAAATCTGTTCGGCTGTGGATGGTACGTGTTTACCTGAACAACCTGTAAATGTATATGATAGTTGGTTTGAGTGTGGCAAAAGTGGGACCATGAATACACTTGCTACGTTAGATCTAATAGGAAAAGACCTTATAAATGATAACAGATTATATGTTGTGTTTACCTGTAAACAACTTAATGAAACCTAAGGTTTATACATTGTATAAAACAGTGTAAGTTCTTCGTTTTTATTTATATCTTTTATAGTTTTTAAATACCATTTGTTATTTAATTCTATTCTTTTACAATTAGGTTCGTCACAGTGGTTTAAAAATCCTCCCAAAGGTGTTCTAAATAAGTCCTCATTGTGTAATAAATGTGTCATACCAAGATCTGTATCTTTTCTTATAGTCTCTGTTGCAAACACACCTAGTCCTTCTATGTGACTTGTTTTAATAGTAAGATTATCTGGTAAAGGTTTATAGCTCATCTTGGTTCATGTCCTCCGCAAATATATCCAATAACTTTTTCATCTTTATACACATGATATTCAAGACTTGAAAATAATTTTCTTTTTTTATTTTCTTCTACTTTAACGTTGGTATGAAACCAACCGCTACAACTTTCGTGTATTTCAAAAGTATCTAACTTTATATCTCCCCCAAATGTAAGATACATTAGGGTGATCATAATGGGTTTCATTAATGACCTTGACCTACATATTTTTTACGTCTTCTAGCTCGTGGTCCTACCTTTTTAGATATTCTACCCTTACGTTTTTTAGGTGTACGCGTGTGGTAGTCAGATACTCCGTATAAATTTCCCTTTTTCTTAGCCATTGTAGTTCATAGTTCCTTGGCTTATATCAGTAAGCCCTGTTTCTCTGTTTAAATATTTATACTCTATTTTAGATAGTTCAAAATCTTTACTAATTTTTTTACATACATCATGTTCATCAAAATCACCACATGAATATATATCTAATTGAATTAAAGCAGGGCTAACTTCATCCCATACATGCATAACAATATGTGATGTCTCAATTACAGCCATTACAGTTAAACCTTTATTACCTTCCATACCACAATATTTTGCGTAAGGACCAATAAATACCTTCATATTTAAATTTGTTATTAATTCTTTCATCCACTCAACTGCTTTTTTTTCGTCTTTAATAGGTCTTTTAGATTCAGCCCGTATAATAAGATGTTTATGTACTAACAGATTTGTTTTCATAAAATTTATTATTTTTTAATTTTTTTAGCTGTCTAAATCTAAAGTTAATTTCATTTCTGATTTTTTATCTACTTTCATGTATTTTATAACACCATTTATTTTTTGCTCAATATCTTCTCCACAATTAACACATCTATATATGTTAGTATAAATATTAACTAACATAGTTTTTGCATCACACTCTGGACAATCTCCTGTAACTATTTCTGTAACAAATTTTACCATGATTTGTATTGTACTTTACCATCTTCTCGGTAAGCAATCAAACATTGGTTTCTATTTTGGTTACGACTATATGAACAGTGTACCCAACCTGAATTAGGTTCACCTTTTTTATAAAACTCTAGTATCAATTGATCAAATTCTAACTCTGACTTAATCCATGTTGCCAGCACCTCGTTGTCTGTACCCCATATCTCAAAATCTGCAGCTGCTGCTTCATTGTCTGCGCAGTGTTGACTGTTGATACTTGATCCTATTTCTATACATAATTCTGCACATCTAAATCCGCTGGATATAATAAGAGCCTTGTCAAAATGAGCTCGTATCGGTTGTAATATATTTACTGCTAATGCTTTTATATTTTCTATTTGTTCTGGTGATGGGTTATTATTTATACCCTTACGTTCAGCCGTTTGGCTTTTGGTAAGTTCATCTAATGTAAAGTTTGCTGTCAGTTTCATAATTACTCCAATATTAATGCTGTTATCGATTGAGATCCATCTATATTCAACTCTAATTGTGCTTTAGATTTGATACACTTATAATCTATATTTTTTTTACTTTGTCTAGTAGCTTCTCTTTTACCTTTTAAACATACAGACATAGAAGGTTGTATTCTATGTTCCTTAATGTCAGGGCCTACAAACATAAGAAGTGCTACAATTTCTGCGATCATAATACTTTTCCTTTGTTAGGTCCTTCTTTAATTCTATAATTATGTGTTCCTGTTGCACCTATGTCAACTTCCTTTTTAAGGTGTTTAACACAAAACATTTTGCTATGTTTCTTTTTTAAATCTTTTATGTAATTAATTATTTGTCTTGTAATTCTCATTAGTGTCCGTTTCCATTTGCAAACTCTCTTTGTTTGTCTTTTAATTTTTCTATATCTCTTAAAGCTTTATTTAATTGATCTTTTAAAAAACTTATATTAACTTTGTTAGTCATATTTTGTTCTTGTGTTTTCTCTAATTTTTCAGTTGATTTATATAAGTCTTCTATTAACATAAATTGTTCCTGGTCGATTGGTTTTTGTGTGCTAGCCTCAAGTAAATCTTGTTTCATTAACTGTTCAGCAGTTTCTAATGTTATAAGTCTAGTTGTTATCTCACTATAGCTCCATACTCCAGCTGCAACAGCTAATAATATTGCAATTAAATTTCTCATCGGCATGCTGATTGCTGTGTTATCTGATATTTTCATTACACTTGCACCTTTTTCCAAAGATCTTATCGATCAATCGTTTTATAAATTTTTTCATTATTGTGATAAAGGATTGCCTGATTGAAGTTTCATTTCTTGAATCATAGCTTTAAACAATTTGTTTTCTGTTTGTATGATTGCTATGTCTTTTTCTAAATCTTGTACCGTCATTTCAAGGCCAGATATATCTACACCTTTTGCACTAGACAATGCGTCTAGTTTAGTTTGCATTTCGCCAAACTTTGCAAAACCACCACCGATTGCTATAACAGCTGCTATAAGCGCAGCAATTGATGCTAGATTATTTTTTAATTTATCCATTACGTAACCTCTTCAACTCTAATAAGATTTGTTGTTTCTTAAATTGTATCTCATTAAGTTTTTTCTTGTTAACGTTAATCTTATCATTTTCAACATAACTTGCAAGACTGACATTTACGTATATTTGCCTATTATCTTGCATATTTAACTGGTCTAAGTAGATATTTTTTGGTTTATAAAATGGAACATTATACACGTTTAATGACACTTGGTCACTAGTCATTGCATCTATTTTTATTAAATTTTTTATTTGCAAATTTTTAGATTTGTCTTTAATATTCCGATCTATTTTCTTCATTACTCTAGCAATGTTTGCAACTTTAGCTTTACCCTCTTGTACAGCTTCTTGCTCCTTGTTACCTGCTGCCTGAGTTCTGGTAGACTTAACAGTGCCCTTGCTATTGGGTTTCTGCTCTGCCTTTGCCGTTTGCCTTGGAGCATTTTCTTTAGGTTTTTCCTTTGTAATCGTTTCTTTAGGCTGTTGTGTAATCTTTTGCTTTTGCTTTGGTTCATTTGTCATCTCCTCTTTTACTGTTTTTACAGGTCTTTCTTCTTTAGGTGTTTCCAGGGCTTCCATAAATGTTTTACCTTCTTCTTGAATCATCGAAACCATTTCTTCTTTTAATGTCTCCATAGGCATTTCTTTCATGATCTGCGCTACCATTGGTGCTTCCATTACAATAGCGCCAGTCTCTTTAGATGCTATCTCAAAGGTTATACCTTCTTCTATACTAACTTCTAGTCTTGTACCTTCTTCTAATTTACCTGTAAGTCTAAACTCTTCTTCTATCTTAGACTCTAGTCCAGATATAATGTCATAGATTTCATTCTCTGTAAGTTCTGTTGTGTTTAATGCTGCGTTAATATCTGCTATTTCTTGTGTTGATAATGGTTCATGATCATCTATTGGAAAATCTAATAATAGTTCTGCACCTAATAAATTTGGTCCAAGATTAGATGTATTTGTATTTAGTGATCCATCATAACCTTCCCAATACCATTCATAACTTGCTCCGCCTGTACCATTCCAAACTAGATTGTCTTGGAATTGTCTGCTGTTAGCATTATACCCTGCATCTTCTAATCTTGTAGTTGTCATTTGTGCAAGTGTATTACCTTGTGCATCTTTAATTTTTACATGCAGTTTATAACTATCCTGTGCGCCTGATGATACACCACAGCTATAAGAACTATTACCATCCTCACAGTTTTGTATTGAAAAATAAGAATTTAATTGTATGCCACCATTTAATTTTCTCTGTGTTGTAGTATACGTTGTGCCATCTTCAACACCATCTATATCAAGTAGTGTTCCACTTGCACCAACTTTCATTTGATAGCTTGCCTCTAACTCACCATTAAACGCTGTACCACAGGCATTATTAACTTGTGTTGGACAAGTTATATCAAAACCATTGTGTGTAGAGTTGTTTCCTAATGCACCTGTAGACCCAGATTGAACACCATCTAAATCAAAATTATCTCGTGAAGAAGATGTTGTGCCTGCGTTAGGTAATATGTTTGTAGATGTTGCAGTATCGTTTTCTGCTTTAGCTATTGTACATTGCAGTACAAAATAAAAAACAAAAAATGCTATTATAGCTGGTTTAATCTTCATCATGATCGATAGGCTTTAACTTCTCAATCTTAATTTTTTCTAATTTTGCTTCTACTTTTTCTCTTTTTTTCATACGTTTAACATATGTTTTATAGTCTGGTCTTTCGTGATCGTATTTATTCCATAAAGTTAATGCATCTTTACCTATCTTACCATCAATAGGACAAGGTGTACCTGCTTGTATCATAGATTCAAACACTCTCTCATCTTGACATAAAATGGCTACAGCTGCAACCTTCATACCAAAGTCATTCAGTATTCTGGATAACTTTAATCTTTCACAATTTTTATCAATAAAATGTTTACCACCTGTTATACCTAAACCAAATGTTTGAACACCTGCTGATGCGCCTGTACTACATACATCTTGTGTCATAGAGTTATATGATGGTGCTGATGCCGTTGGAGGTGCTGATCGTATATTAGAATTACTTGTGCTATTTGTAGTTGTGGCAGAAGAAGATCCAGACTGGTAAGTAGTTGCACCACCTGTGTATCCACCTTCAATACTTGTATTAGAACCACTAACATTACTTTGTGTTTCTGCGCTTTGTGCTTGGTTAGTTACACCTATAAATATTATTACTAATGCTAAAAGCAAACTTATTTTGTTCATTAACACTCACATTTCTCACAGACACAAACGCCATATTCATCCGTATGAAGATCTTCTGAACAATGGCATTTGTGATTACATTCTTTACAGGTCTTAGCCATTATTTATAAAATCCTCTAAAAGTCCATTCAACCCATTTGTTCCATAAACTTTTAATTTTATTCCAAATTTTTTTAATCATGTTTTTTCTCCTCAATTTCATAGAAGAAGTTATCGGTATCTTCTGTTTTCCATTTGCTTGTATTTTCAACGTTCCACTCAGATGTTTGGACTTTCCAATCTGGAATATTATCTTTTACTGTAAACGAAGGTATATCCCATATACATCTGTTGTTAGGTTGTGCTGCATAGTTCCCATCGTCAAGGGCTATGATATGTGCGCACTTATGTTCGTGCGGAATTTCCGAATGATCGGTATCTAATATATTACTCTCTGGATGTGCAAAGTCAATGGTAAATAAGTATTTACCATAGTGCCATTTTTTATCTTTACCAATGTATTTACCAGCTTGTCCGTCTAAGATATCCCAAGAATGCACAGAAGGATAATAACTGAAACAATTCCAAAGCTGTAACTCATCAAGTCTACGCCTAGGAACTTCTTCTGGTTTAAATCCTCTTTGAATAAAAGCAGTAATTGGTAAACGGTAGAAGATCGCACCATTTTCCATGATGCAATGAAATAAGATTGACTTACCTGTAATAGACGACATGCCAAAGATAATACAGTCTTCAACTTCGCCATGATGTTTTCTAAGGTCATAAAGATATTCCCTTTTTATTTGTGTGTACTGTACAGGAATGTTTGCGTTTAAGTAAGCCATAATTAGTCATTTATTGTTCCCCAATTTTTTCCTGATTCGTAGTCTACTTTGTTAGGGATCTCTAACTTAACAGCATTTTCCATAATCTCAACAATTTTTTTAGCTTGCTCTGGAGATTCTACAGAAACATCTAATTCATCATGTATTTGTATGTGCGCTACAATGCCTTCTTTGTATAAATCTAACATAGATTTTTTTGTCATATCTGCTGCTGAACCTTGTATTAATTTATTTAATGCTTTGTAAGTATAAGCACGCTTGATACCTGGTCCATGTTCCTGGACAGCTTGTTCAAACGGCAATGCTTTATGCATACCAAAAGTGTTTGGTTCCCATAAATGAAATCTACATAATCTACCAAGTAATGTTCTAATTTGTCCACGTTGCTGTGCTCTGTTCGATACAGATTTTGTTAATGATTTAACAAACGGAACTCTACTGTGATAAATAGAAAATAATTCTTCAGCTTTATCTTTACTAACACCTAACTCTGCTTGCAATTTTGCTTTACCCATACCATAAAATAATCCAAGATTAATTGTCTTTGCTGCGCTTCTTGGTATGTCTGCCATTTTAGCTACAATGGTATGAAAGTCTGCATCTCCATCTTCATAAGCTTCTTTAACATCGAACACACTTGTGTCTTGATCTAGGGATGCATAGTGAACTACAAGTCTTGGTTCTTGTTGACTGTAGTCAAAACATCCCCACTCGCAACCTGATTCTGGTATGAAAAGGGATCGAATCATTGGACCTAAGTCCTTATTACGAGCAGGAATTTGTTGTAAGTTAGGATTAGAATATGAGAATCTACCAGTGACTGTGCCACCTTGGTCAGATCTTATTTGATTAATATCAGCATGTATTCTACCTTTATGTTCATATTTTATAATTGTGTCTATAAATGTTGTGTGTGCCTTGTTTATTTCTCTAGCTTTTGCTATCTTCTTAACTAAAGGATGTTCATGATTAGACAAAAAGTTTTTAGTAAATGATGGTGCCTGTGTTTTCTCAGTTCTTTCATAAGGTAGTTTTAGTTTGTCAAAAATTTTGGCAATGCTGCGTGCTGCCCATATTTGACACTCTTGTCCTGTCTCTTTTGTTACTTCTTGTAATAATTGTTTTTCTTTTTCACTTAATTTTTGTTTTAATTTATGAGCGGATTCGGTATCGACACGTACCCCTTTAAATCTCATATCAACTAAACATGGAAACAAATCTGTTTCTAAATTAAATATAGACCCTAGATCCTGGCTACTTATTTCTTTTTGCATTACTTTCCACAAAGCTAATGTAAGTTCTGCATCTCTTTGTGCATAATTTCCTACATATAATGCAGGGAGTTTCCACATGTCTGCTTTAGGATCTAAACCCCATTCTTTTGCTGCGTTGTTTAGTTCTGCTTCACTTTTACCCTGGCCAACGTAATCCCAACCTAAACTATTTAAATCAAATCTATATCTATTTTCATTTACTAATGATGCTGCAATCATTGTGTCATATAATTTACCATTAAGTTTAAAACCCATGGCTCTTATCCAACACACATCATACATTGCATTGTGAAATACTTTGTTAGCTGTTGATTCACAAACATCTTTAAACCATTTCATAACTAAATCTTTATCTAAATTACCACCACCTTCATGATCAAAAGGAAAGTATCCTGCATAACCATCTGTAGCTACAGCTATACCTACAACTTTACCTCTACCTACAATAGATCCTGTACCTAATTTTTTTAATTCTGGATCGTGTGTTTCTAAGTCAATAGCAATTTCATTAGCATGACGTAAATCTGGAAATTCAGTAGGTTTTACCCATTCTGTTTGTGCTTTAAATATCATTTATAATCTCTCTCTTTTATCATTTCTAAATAATGTATTGCCTTGTCTATGTCTTGTTCTTTCCCTTTCGCTGCATGTCTGCATATATATTTTATAGCTGATCCCTCTGCAAAAGGCAACCTGTTCTTGTTTATAAACTCACTTGGCTGCATGGCCATCGATTTGTAGTGAGATCCTCCAATTTGTTTTTTGTATGCCGTCATATTTTATACTCCTTCTTTTTATTTTTACATTTTACTAAATACAAATTTTCTATTGTTCTTG